TCAAGGCTGGCACCGTCAAGGCTGGCACCGTCAAGGCTGGCACCGTCAAGGCTGGCACCGTCAAGGCTGGCACCGTCAAGGCTGGCACCGTCAAGGCTGGCACCGTCAAGGCTGGCACCGTCAAGGCTGGCACCGTCAAGGCGGGCACAGACAAGGCGGGCACCGTCAAGGCTGGCACCGTCAAGGCGGGCACAGACAAGGCAGGCACGCGATTTAACCGCAAATTCAACTGTTAATTTCATCGTATTATTTTCACAGTCATGTGAAAAAATAACTTTACCCGTAAATCTGTTTTTAATTTCAATTAACATCTTATGTCTCCTAAATTATTTGATTTGACTCAGCAGCGCAGCAGCTTTAGACCGGCACTCCGCCTCATCCAGCTTTCCCCACACACGATCCGCTTTCAGGTAGCCGGTCAGAGCCTTAATTTTGCATTGATTCGTTGCTGATTTATCTCGGCTTGGGATGTTCGTATTGTCGAAAATTCCCTGCAAAAACGCGAGTTCATTTCCTGTTGTGTGTGATTTGTTTTTATCTGATTCGACTGACATATTTTACTCCGTGGTTATTGTTGCGAGGTGTTCATTGTGCCATGCGAAAAGCGCATAAAACCATAATTGAACTATGAAATTTATTAATGATTACATCGGTTATCATAAGCTATTGTTTATAGTAAATCAGTAACCGCGGGCGATAAAAAACCGGATTTCTCCGGCTTTTGGTTTAACTGGTCAGAATGGTAAATCGTCGAGGTCGTCATGGAATGCGCTGAAACTTTGCGCGGGTTTAGCTGCTGGTGCTACCCGTGCTGGCGCAGCTTGTCTCGGTTCGCTCTGTCCGGATTCTGGCTTGCCGCCCATCAGCGTCACATCGGCCACACGAACCTCAAGGCTCAACTTCTCAACACCTTCCTTTGTCGTGTATGGGCGCGCCACGAACTCGCCATTAACTGCCACGGATGAGCCTTTCTTGATGTAAGGAGATAACGATTCAGCCCGCTTCCCGAACAGCGAACAAACCAGCCATGTAGTGATTTTCTTGTCTCCGTACCCTGATGACAGCGCAACCGAAAAACTTAGTACGGAATCGCCACTAGCCAGATATTTCAACTCACCATCTTTTCCGCAATTTCCTGTAAAACAGAGCGAATTCATATCGATTTCCTTTATTTGATAATTAATTTAACGGTACGCTTCAGTGCGCATCCGGTTACTTCTTTTCCTGCTTTTAAATCAGCAAGAATCTGTTTTTTATCTGGCTTTGGCTGAACTGGAGTTGGCGCAGGGGTGTACATGTACCATTCGTTAATCGCGGACTCGTCCAGCACGTCTACAGACTGAGGGTTTTCTTTAACAGCCACCGTGAAAGCGGCGCACTCTATTTTAGAGATGCCGCACGCCTGCATGTTTTTCAACAGCCATTCCTCGATACCTGCAATGCGTTTTGCTTCGGCATCGCGCCGTGCTTTCATGCGCTCAATTTCGGCATCCATAGCATCAAGGAATGCGCCACGGTTGCGAATAACATAGCCGTAATCCTCAATTTTAGCAGTTATTGCCGTGCTTTCACCTTCAAGCGAATCAGCAATAGTTTCATCATCGAAGTTCATTTCTTCAAGATGATTCTGTAGATCCAAACGCTCTGCGGTCAGTTCGTATAGGCTAGCCATTTTTAGCCGCCTTTTCTGCCGCATCAATCTTTGACTTCTGCTCATCCTTGATTTCGCTCAATGTGCTTTGAGCTTCTTTGTCAAGCGCCATCCATGCAGATTTTAAATCAGCCAGCGTAGATGCATTCTCAATACTAGCCTTTTCCTTCGCGAAGTTACGCGGCTTTGGTGCTGGTGGCGTGTAAGGCTTTGATCCTGCATTTCCGTCATCATCCTCTGGAGCGATTCCACAAGCCGCCATCAACGAATATCTGCGAGCGTATGTAAGTGCGCTACCGTATCCCTGCGGGTCATTCTTAGCTGCTGGAACATGCAATTTACCTGCGGAATAAGATTCACCGGATTCATGTAAGAATACAGTCTCAATTAAAACCCCATTTTCGCATTCAAAAGTATGTTGGTACATAAAAATTCCATTTTCCAGCAAGCTTGATTCAACCGCATCTATACATGAGCTAAGATCAGCATATTTAGAGCGAAATGCTGGATTTGTTTTATCTTTCACAGCGGAATTAAATGTTTTTTTGGCTTTTACAAGCGCTGTGATTATTTGTTTTGTTTCCACAATAATTACTCCTTAAATTTAAATGAATATCCACCAGTATGCAAATATTTACCAGATAGAACTTTTCTGATATTTTCGCGATATATATCTAACTTTCTTGCGGCATCGGTAATCGAATCATAAACTTGTCCATTTTCAATGCATTCTATTTTTTTTCCCCTTTTATAAATAGACCTGACTTCTATCCCATAAGAAACAAGTCGTGAACAAACAGTAGGGATTGAAATATTAAAAATATCAGCTATTTTAGTTGTAGATAATTTATCAACCTCGTACATTTCACGCAAAGTTTCTTCATCTGCAAAATCTTTGTATGATTTATTGTCCTTGCCATTTGGGCAGATTTTCCCAGTCAATGCCTTGCTTATCGCATCATTCCACCATCTTTTTTCGACTCGTACGCCATCGCCTCCAATTGTAAAATTAGCCGCGCACTGGCCGATAGATTTATATTTTGCGATATACAAAATTTCTTTTTCGTATGCCGTTTTTTCTGATAGTCCACACTCTAAAATAGTTAACGCATACCCATGCTTGCGAACAATTCGTTTCCAAAAATCAGATCTGTTTGATGTTGCGTATAATCTTTTTGCGCACCCTTTCCCAACATAAAAAACTCCATGCTGAGAGTTTATGTGAGCATATATATAATACTTGTCCATTATGCAATCCGCAATTTAATTAAGTTGCGCTAGTGTATCACAATGCGGATTCATTCGCCATCTTCAATCCCCTTAATCTTCCGTTTAACCTCTGCCAATTCCTTCATTACCTGCTCGACATCACTGCTCGGTAGCCAAATAAAGCGTTCTGACCAATTCCCGCCATCGATCACCTGGTACAACCGCTCATACAGTGCGTCTCTTTGAGCGTATAGCATTGCTGTCTGTAGATTCATATCGACTCCTGTTTGTTGTGACAGTTCGCATTCTACACACAATAAAAAGAAAGGCAACATATTTCACAACAAAGTTTAGAATTGATGTATCATGCAATCCTCGACAACAAAAACGGAGTCTATGGAATGCGATTAACGATGAGACAAATCAAACAGGATGCAGCAAAACGCCGCGCTGCGCTGCTTAAAGAGCTGGTTGACAATGACTACACGATAACCGAGCTAGCAATTAAGCACGGCATGACTCAGCAAGCTATGGGCGTGATGATCCGTAAGGCGCGAATTGATGCGGTGGCTAGTCGGGTGGTGGAATGAGATGCCGACAAGATACCTAAAGCCGGGTATTTGCGACAGCGATTCGATTGATAAATGTTCGCCGCTTGCTGAAAATCTTTTTTATCGGCTGCTGGTAAATGTTGATGACTACGGAAGGCTTGACGCTCGATCGGTTGTCATTAAATCACGATGCTTTCCACTAAAAGAGGGTATGAATAGCGCGCATATTGAGCCGCTTTTAAGTGAATTATCGCGTAATGGTCTAATACACTTGTATACAACTGTAAACGGATGTAGGTATCTGCAATTTTTGAAGTGGGATAACGTACCTCGTTCAAAAATAAGCAAATTTCCTGTTTTTGATGATACTTGCACGCAAATGTATGCAGATGTATGCAACGGTAATACAAATCTACCCGTAACCGTAACCGTAACCGTAACAGAAACTAAAACAGAAACCGATATACATAAACATAAACCACCCGCCGAATACTCGGCTGAATTTGAATTGGCATGGCTCGCGTACCCATCACGCCCGGGAGCTAGTAAAAAAGATTCATACAGGACGTGGAATGCAAGACTAAAAGCAGGGGTTGAATCTACCGCGATTATTGCGGGGGTGGTTAGGTATGCAAATTATTGCAAAACACAAAGAACTGAGCCGCAATACATCAAGCAGCCCAGCTCGTTTTTTGGCACTGGGGAGCATTATCTAGCTGACTGGTCGTGCGCAACGCCTAGCAACGCAAGAACGCCAGCGCCGGACAATTTCGAATCAATCAATTACGGAAAAGGAGTGCAGGATTTATGAACCATAAACTTATCGCGGTCAAAGCTATTGCAAGCGGAGACAATGAAACTGCAATAAAAATGTCAGGGTTAATGAAAGTTTCCGAAATAAAAAAAACAGAAATTTGCGTAACGCATGGCGAGTATGAAAGCCGAAATATTTTTAATAGCCTTTGGTCTCAATGTCAAGAGTGCGCGAAAATATCGAAGGATCGCAAGGAAAAAGAAGAGAATGATAGGGAGTCGGCGCTTAGGCTGCAGCGCTGGCAAAACAGAATAGGAGAAGCGGGAATCCCGGAAAGATTTTCAGACCGGACGCTTGAAAGCTATTCCGCCAGCACCGAAGGCCAAAAACTCGCGCTGACATTTGCAAAAGAATTTGCTGATAATTTTGACGTGGTTCTTAAAACAGGACGCAGTGCTATTTTTTGCGGAATGCCTGGTACAGGGAAAACCCATCTATCCGTTGGAATTGGTCTCGCTGTAATGGCTGCTAGAAATCGCGTTCTATTCATCACGGTGCAGAAGATGATGCGCAAAATCAAAGAGTCGTGGGGCCAAGATGCCGAATTCAACGAAAGCCAAGTTATTGCATCTATGGTTGATCCGGAGCTTTTAATTATTGATGAGGTTGGGGTTCAGTTCGGCAGCGAGTTTGAAAAAAATATCATGTTCGAGATTCTTAACTCTCGGTATGAGAATCGACTGCCTACGCTGATACTTTCAAATCTACCTGCCGATAAGATTAAGGCGTTTTTGGGTGAGCGCGTATTCGATCGGTTGCGTGAGGATGGCGGGAAGTGCATAGCGTTCGATTGGGAATCACATCGCGGAAAGAAATAACCGATGTGCGAACACTGCAAAATAGCCATAACGCAAATATGCCCTGTATACGACCTAGAATGTGTCGGATGCTGTGCGCGGCTCGTTGTATCGGCGAGACCGTGGAAATCTCACCAAGAAGCTATGCTATCGGTAATTTCACGGTTTGAAGGCGCTCCAATTCGGGAAGATGTGATTAATGGAATAAAGAAGGGGAAATGATGACCGAATACCGCTGTAAAACATGCCATAAAGTTTGTGCATACATCAAGGCAGGCTCGCGCATAGCTGCTGGCGTTACGTGGCAATGCAGGGCGTGCGCAGATGCAGAGCGATCGGTTGACCTGCCGGAGTTTTTAAGGGGATTTATGAAGGGGAAAAAATGAAGCTCCATTTTATATTCGCACACGATCAAGCGCGCAGACTGGCTGCTGAAGCGTGCATGACTGCGCCAGCGGGTTATCACGTGAGGATAACACCGCCGACTAGAAGTTTAGATTCCAATGCGAAAATGTGGGCTATGCTCAGCGAGATATCGCGGGACGTTGTTTGGCATGGTCGAAAATTAGACGCAGAAAGCTGGAAAATCATATTCAGCGCCAGCTTAAAAAAGATGGACGTTGTGCCGAATCTCGAAGGGTCTGGATTTGTTGCGTTAGGTCTAAGCACTTCCAGCATGACCGTCAAAGAGATGATCGATATGATCGAGCTAATAACCGCGTTTGGAGTTGAGAGAGGGGTTAAATTCAATGACTAGAAAAGAACGAGAAGCACGCTTTAACGCTCTACAGCGCATTGGCTGTGTTGTCTGCCGTATCTACTACCAAACCTATAGCGAACCGCACATACACCACCTTTTAGGGCTGAAATATCGCGCTACGGGAAAGAAGGCGGATGACGTGCACACGATCGGACTATGCCCCACGCACCATATGCACGGAAACGCGCAGCATCCATCCGCGCACGGACAGCCATGGGAGTTTAAAAGCAGATTCGGCTCACAGGAATTTTTGTTAGACGCTATTAACAAAATGATCGAGGTGATGGAATGATTGATCTGCTATGGCCACCGCGTGAACTGCATCCAAACTCAAGGCCGCACTGGGCAGCGAAAGCCAAGGCAGTGAAATCCTATAGGGATTACGCATGGATGCGTGCCAAAGAGTCCGGCGTTATTGTATCGCCTGATAGCGTCCTGCACCTACACGCCGTATTCTACCCGCCGAGCAAGCGCAGATACGATATAGACGGGCTGTTGAGCAACATCAAAGCAGGGATTGACGGTATAGCGGACGGACTTGGCATAAACGATTATGCGTTCCGGTCTGCATCAATCGAGATCGGTAATGTTATTAAGGGCGGAGGAGTAAAAATAATCATAAAAGAGCTTGCGCAATTTAATCAACACGATTAATATACACACATCGCAGCTAAACAGCACAAGGGGACCGAGATGGAAAAAATATTGGCAGCAGCAGAGATTATAAAAACTGAAACGATTGAGTTTCTGGCTAAAAAACATAACTGCACAGCCGACACAATTATCAGTGCAATGAAATCAGGGAAAGCCCCGACTCTTGAAGCGCAGTTTGATGAACTGGTAAAGCTGGCGATTGATAAAGCTATCGAAATGCACAACGCTGGAGAAATCGCGCTGGCATAACACCCGCAGGCGGAGCAATCCGCCATTAACCAACTTGGAGAAAATGAAAAATGGCGGTCGAGGTATTCAGGAAGATAAGCGCATCAACAGCGAAGAAGCGCGTAAAGTCAGGCGTTGTAGTTTACAGACGGTGCGCATGGATGGAAGAAGGTGTTTGCCATAAGGTATTTGGACTGTCAGATGTTTCATACTGGGCTAGCCATAAAAGAAGTGGCGACTTTTGGAATTTTTACGAAGCGGTATAATTTGGAGGAAATGAAAAATGTGTTATAATTCATCCGCATCTATTGAACTTTGGACGGTCAATGATGCGGTTAAATCGGCAAAGATGGAATCCATAGCCCAAAGCAGCAAGGGTTCTGGGGTTTTTAGCACAAATCCATCTTTGCCCAAAGAATCCGCTAAAAGCCCGTCCAACAGAATCCTTACTACTCTGGGCTTTTTTTCGTTCATAGATTCCGCACCCATCGCGTTAGTTTATGCGCTTGTATCGGCGGCATGGAAGAAAGACAGGCCATTGCGTCCCCTCAATGCGAGCCTAGCGAACTTGGTTAAGGTATCGCGCAACCTTTTTAGTCTAAGTGGAATAATGGCTAATCTGTGGAGTGAATTAACCCGTCATGCGCACTTGGTTTGCTTTCAACACATAAGCAGATGGAGCAGGAAGATGAAGCCCTTGTTGGGTCTGATTCCCCTTTGAGTGAGTTATCGCCTAAATATTTAACCAATTAACGAGGTATGAAATGAAAACCACATTAAACAAAATACGCGAACATTCGCCATGCGCCTCAGGCTGGACAAAATTACTCGCTACACTAAATAAAACAAAATCAGACGACGAGCCCGTTTCGTTTATTACGATCCTTGAATCAAATGGGCTGGATGATGCGCTATGGTGTCTGCGATCAGCGCCAGAATATAACCGAGATTCGCGCTTATTCGCTGTCTGGTGCGCTCGTCAAGTACAGCATTTAATAAGGGATGAAATTAGCTTAGGGGTGCTGGATGTGGCAGAACGTCATGCAGATGGATTGGCGACTGATGATGATCTGGCTGCTGCGTTGGCTGCTGCGGGGGATGCTTCGGGGGATGCTGAGGATGCTGCGTGGGCTGCTGAGGATGCTGCGTGGGATGCGAGGGATGCTGCGTGGGCTGCTGCGAGGGCTGCTGAGGATGCTGCGAGGGATGCTGAGGCTGCTGCGTGGGCTGCTGCGAGGGATGCTGCGTGGGCTGCTGCGAGGGATGCTGAGGATGCTGCGTGGGCTGCTGAGGATGCTGCGTGGGCTGCTGAGGATGCTGCGAGGGATGCTCAACGAGAAATGTTTGTAAAAATGTGCGAAGGCAGCGCGCCTTGGCAGAATAAATAAACGAGGTAGAGAAATGTTGTACGAAGATAAACAGGCGATTTCAAAAAGCTAAAGCACGAACTTTTCAACGATCACTTTCAAAATTCAAAACGTTATCCGGTGCAAAAGGCGCAGCTTATCATTGCCGATATTCCGTACAACGTAGGGAAAAACGCATACGGATCCAGCCCTGAGTGGTATATCGGCGGGGATAACAAGAACGGAGAAAGTAGCCTAGCGAACAAAGAATTTTTTGACACGGACAAGGATTTTAGAATCCCTGAGTTTCTACATTTCTGTTCAAAAATGCTTGTTCCAGAGCCAAAAGAAACCGGAAAAGCTCCGTGCATGATTGTGTTTTGTGCGTTCGATCAGCAGTTTGAATTGATCGAGGAAGCCAAAAAGCATGGGCTGAAAAATTACATTAACCTTGTCTTTGTAAAAAGTGCATCAGCGCAGGTTTTAAAGGCGAATATGCGGGTAGTTGGTAATTGCGAATACGGTCTGATTCTGTACCGTGATAAATTACCATTATTCAACAATCACGGGAAAATGATTTTCAATGCGATACCGTGGGAAACCGATACGAACAGCGAAAAAATACATCCAACCCAGAAACCAGTTAAATTAATCAGCCGTCTGATTTCAATATTTTCAAACCCGGGAGATGTCGTTATTGACCCATGCGCTGGTAGTGCGTCAACGATTATCGCGGCAATGCGGACTGGCCGATCAGCATTCGGTTTTGAGATCAAGAAGGAGTTTTTTAAACTGTCATTTACAAGAATTGAGAGAGAATCAGCGCAAGGCGGACTATTCGACCCTGCCCACGTACCAAAACCAGAACAGGAATCATTGCTATGAAATCAAAAATTAAACTATTGCGCGATCACAACGTATGGCGGCGTGGCGCAGATACCGAGATGACAAATCCGCGCGAACTGGGTATTGCGATTGACGCAGTATGCAAACAGGCAGAGCGTTACGAGGCTATCAGCACCATGTCACCGATGGAGTTTGTCGAACTGCGCAGACGTGCGGCTACATCAGGTGTGAGGTTTAGCGTTTTGCTGGATGAAATGATTGATGAAAATAAATCATAAATAGTTGAAAATAAAGTTGCATTTAATTTTAATCAGTGTATTATGTGAACTGTACCGGATGCAACCGCAAACGGACATAATGCAAAGAGGAAAATAAAATGAAAACAGTAAACGTAAAATTCGGCAAATATACTTTTGAGCTAGAAGAAACACAGCATGGCCTTTACCACTGCGCAAAAACAGGTCGTAATTATTTGAAAGAAAATGGCAGATTTTATCTGGCAACGGTTAAATTTTAATGTCAGGCCGCCCATTTCTAGGTTCAACCCCGACGGCCTTAAAAGCCGTCCGTTGGGCTGACCGATACGGGAAAACAGACGCGGAAGCATCGCGCAAGTTTTTGGTCGGGAAGCCGAGTATTTCTAAGATGCGGAAAAAGATTAATATTAATCGCACGGATTAAAACGCGTATGCTATAATGCGTATGTATTAGCGGTTGTGCCACCTCTGAAGCAAAGGCCAGCGTAAGACACTGGATTAATAGCCCACAATGTCCAGCTTTCCGACCGCACGACACACGGCAGGCGTACGGATTAAGGCGCGGCGCATAATTTAAAGTGCTGAATTGCGGGAACGTCTGATTTTTAATTAACTAGGAGATTGAAATGGAAAATAAGCCAAAAAGTATCAAGATTGACGATGTTGAATATGTTCGATCAGATTTATCAAACTCAAAAGCGCCGGATGTTGATGGTATGCCGTATGTGATTGTACGCACACAATCAGCGGGAGTTTTTGCAGGGTATCAGGAGTCACGCACTGGTCAGCAAGTTATTTTGCGTAATGCGCGACGTATCTGGTATTGGAATGGCGCTGCGTCATTGAGCCAGCTTGCAACTGACGGAACAAGTAAGCCTGATAAATGCAAATTCCCTTGCGCGGTAGATAAAGTTGAGTTGTTGCAAACTATAGAAATATTGCAAGTTACCAAAAAAGCGCAAGAATCAATTGCGAGTGTGGCAGTGTGGGTAGCATAGATGAGGTAAATTCAGCCGGTTACGGTGGCGGTTGCGGTTGCGGTGGCGGTTGCGGTGACGGTTACGGTGGCGGTTACGGTGACGGTTACGGTTGCGGTGACGGTGACGGTGGCGGTGGCGGTGGCGGTTACGGTGGCGGTTGCGGTGACGGTGGCGGTGGCGGTTGCGGTGGCGGTTGCGGTGGCGGTTGCGGTGGCGGTTGCGGTGACGGCTATGGTGATGGTGACGGTTACGGTTGCGGTTAATAAATACTTATTGCTATACAGAAATAGAGCCATACGTAAACCTCCACCGCGCAAGAGTGGAGGGCTAACAAGTAACACCATGCAGCACATGAAGAGATTGCATTGTCTGAGGGATCTCGGAAATTGCATGAAGCGGTCGCAGTCCGTGTTATCTGCGATGTGTGGGCTGGAGCGCGACCGGTCTGGCGTGGTGTTTCTTGTTGGTGCGTCAATATCAACAGCGCCGATTCATTGGTGTGCAGTATAAAAAACCTGTCTAGGGTGTTTTTATTAGGTCGCTCTGTTGCTTAAACTTTGCTGCCATGAACTATGGAATCCGCCAAGATTCTCTAGATCAAGAAAAAACGTAAGCTGGCCGCGTAAGTGCCAGCACTAAGACAGATGCACGATTAGACGGGTAAGATGGATGACGATCTGACCGCCCGAGACAGGCACTTGTACTGCTGCGGGTTCGCGGTGGTGACGCTGTATCGTGTATCTGTGTCGGTTAAATGTGCAAGCTGATGGCATACGGATATTCGGGAATGTAAACCGCCCAAACTATACGCTGCGGTATAGGCCAACAATCTATTTTAAAGAGGAGCCATGGATAAAACAGAATTCAAATCACTACGCATAGCCGCTGGCTGGAACGTGCAAGCATGCGCGGATAATCTCGGCCTGAAGCAAAGCAGCGTTCACAAGATTGAGCGCGGCGATAGTCCTGTATCAGCACCGATAGAAAAGCTGATGCGCATTCTGTCCGCAAAGGCAAGCAAAAAGCGCAATGGAGTAATATCGCTTGCAGGAAGGCCCTGCAAGGGGTCAAGATCCATATCTCAGCACGCCGCTGAATGGGCGAATGAGAACGGGGTGACAGGAAGCGATGCGGCGCGTAAATTCGGCGTGTCGGCTGGTGTAGTTAATCGAATGAGAGCTAAATTGAGGGGGTGAGTTGTGGATAAATCATGCAGCAATTGTGTTTATGTTGGGAACAAATATATGTGCGATAACTGCTCACATAGCAACAGCGCAAGACCAAATAGCCTATGGGTGCATAATGCGCTATACGTGTCGGTAAAATCAGACGGCAGCACGGCCAGCTATTACGAGCTACCAAAAGGCGCAACTCAACTGCAAGACCTTATTTCAGCCAAAGACCTCAATGCGCAAATTGGCGAAATATTCAGGGCGTGCTATCGTTATGGACAGGTAGAGCATAGCCCGAAACTCAGGGACGCGAAGAAGATACTTTTCTACGCTCAGGCTGAGGTTGATCGGTTGGAGAAATTGGGATGATTACCGCTGTGGTAATTATTGGCGTAATCGTCTTTGGCGGCTTTGTGCTTGGATGTCTTGCTGTATTGGCCAATGAATGTGATATTGATGACGATCATGTCTGATTGCTGCGATGACGCACAAGCAGTCGAGGAGATTGCGCTAAAGGTAGCATTGAGCCATAGGCGTACATCAATGCGCGCTGTTGGTAACTGCTACAACTGCGGGGATGAGTGTCACGGCGTATTCTGTTCGTCGGAGTGTTCAGAAGATTTTGAGAGTAGGGCGAATGCTAGGAAGCGTAATGGATAAGCCTTTAACACCTAAACAAGAAAAGTTTGCTCAATGCGTGGCTAGTGGGAAGAGTCAAGCTGATGCGTATCGTGCTGCTTATGACTGCAAAAAATCAACGCCGTCAACAGTGCAGAAACTCGCAAGCGAACTGATGAAGCACCCCCATGTGTCAGGTAGGGTAAATGAGCTGCGCAAGCCAGCCGTTGAAGCCGTGGCAATAACCGTGCAGGATTTGATTAGAGAGCTTGAGGAAGCGCGTGTGCTAGCCATGACCGGAGAGAAGCCGCAGACCGCGGCAATGGTATCTGCAACGGTCGCAAAGGCTAAACTGCTAGGACTTGAAGCGCCGGCAAAGATTGAGGTAAGCGGTACAATGTCGCTGCACATATCAAAAGATGACGCAGAGCTTTAAGCTTACATCAAAGCAATCTGAAGCAAATCATCTATTAGCGGGTGACGCAACTCACATCATGCTATTTGGTGGGTCGCGTTCTGGAAAGACATTTTTGCTAGTCCGCGCCGTCTGTATGAGAGCAATCAAAGCACCTAAGTCGCGTCATGCAATTGTCCGCTTTAGATTTAATGCGGTAAAAAACTCTATCGTCCTTGATACTTTCCCAAAGGTTATGCGGCTGTGCTTTCCTGGTGTAAAGTACGGAGTTAATAAATCTGATTGGTATGCAACTCTCGACAACGGCTCTGAAATTTGGTTTGCCGGACTGGATGATAAAGAGCGAACAGACAAGATCCTAGGCATGGAGTTCGCCACGATCTACCCAAACGAGTGCAGCCAGATACCGTATTCATCCATTGAAACTGCTATCACTCGACTAGCGCAAAAAGCCGAACAGATGGCAATAGATGATATTCCTGCTCGCCAGTTGCGCCCGAGAGTTTATTATGACTGCAACCCGCCATCAAAGGCGCATTGGTCTTTTAAGCTATTCAGAGAAAAGCGTCATCCTGAAACAAAGGAATCGTTAAAAAATCCAGATAATTACGCATCAATGCAGATTAACCCGATGGATAATACGGAAAATCTGGCGGATGGTTATCTTGACACGCTCAAAGCCATGAGTTCGAGAGCGCGTAAACGATTTCTCGATGGCGAGTTCGCCGACGCAACACCGAATCAGCTATTCCCCGAAGAGCATATAGATCGATGGCGCGTTACTGATGGCGCACTGCCTGATATGGTGCGAATCGTGGTAGCGGTTGATCCATCTGGCGCTGATGATGCAGACAACGCAGATAATGACGCAATTGGTATCGTTGTGGCTGGTCTTGGAAATGATGGGAACGCTTATCTAATTGCTGACCTGACTGTTAAAGCTGGCCCAGCAACATGGGGGAAAGTTGCGACAGATGCGTATGACAGATACGAAGCAGACGCGATCGTTGGAGAAACAAACTATGGGGGCGCGATGGTTGCGCATGTAATCAAGACGTGCCGACCGCGAACTAATTTCATCAAAGTAACTGCAAGCCGTGGGAAAACTCAACGCGCAGAGCCATTCTCGGCACTTTATGAGCAGGGTAAGGTTAGGCATGTTGGCTATCTTTCGGAGCTGGAAGATGAGCTTGCTGCCTTCTCTACGTATGGATATACAGGGGAGCATTCTCCCAACCGTGCGGATGCTGCTATATGGGCGCTTGCGGCGCTATTCCCAGCCTTGGTTAAGAGTAAGAAGGAAGAGAAGCCAAAAGAAAAGGCAAGGACATACGCACACGCGCAAGGCTGGATGTCATAAATTTATTGCGCATTAGAAAATTCTGATATAATCAGTAAAACCAGTTTAATCCTAACGCTGTGAAGCGCCGGAACCCCATATGGCAGATGAAGATAAAGACAAGTCAGCAAAAGGAATCGTATCCGAAGCAAAGGAACGTTTCAAGCGCGCTGAAGAAGCATACAAATCATCTCGCCGCCAAGCAATTGATGACACTCGTTTCGCCTTTGGTGATTCTGAAAACTGTTATCAATGGCATCAGGACGCGCTCGAGTCTCGCAAGTCTGATCACCGCGTCTGTCTAACAATCAACCTCACCGCGCAGCATTGCGGACAGGTAATCAACAATATCCGCCAGTCGCGCCCTTCCTGCCGCGTTATGCCTGTTGACGATTACGCAGACAAAAAGACAGCTGAAATCCTAGCAGGATTAATCCGAAACATTCAATCAGCATCATCCGCCGATGATGCGCACGACTTGGCGGCGGAGCATTCCATTTATGGCGGGGAAGGTTACTGGCGTATTCTTACAGAATTTGAGTCTGAGAGATCGCATGACCAAGTAATCAAAGTAAAGCCTATCGCAAATCCAAATCTGGTTTATATCGATCCAGACGCGACAGAGCTAGACAAATCTGATGCCAAATGGGGTTTTATCTTTGATGACATAAACATCGAGACATTCCAGCGCGAACACCCCGATTTAAAGGATGAGCCGAAATCATGGGAATCAAACGAAGATAAATGGGTATCTAACGAGACATTTCGCCGGGCTGAATACTTTTGGTGCGAATATATCAAGGATAAATCATTTTTACTGTCCGATGGTAGTTGTTTGCTTGAAAGCGAACTGAGCGAAGACGCTGTCAGGAATGACAAGATCATCAGCATGCGAGGCGGTCGCAAGATCACGATCCTGAAAGAGCGCGATACGGAGCGTAAACAGTGGTACTGGTGCAAATTAATTGGCGGTTACGACAAGCCGATAGATAAAAGAGAATGGGCCGGAAAATATCTGCCAATAATCTCAATAATCGGGAAACAGATAAACATCGATGGCGAGATCATCACAAAAGGTCTAGTGCGCGACTTGAAAGACCCCGCTAGGATGGTTAACTACGCATACAGCGAAGCTATCCAGTCAGTTGCAATGCAAAACAAAATACCTTACATGGCGGCCTCCGAGTCCATCGAAGGTTATGAGGACGAATGGGCGAACGCTAATAATTCAAATCTCGCCTATCTGCCATTCAACGCGTACGATGAGCAAGGTCAGCCATTACCCAGGCCGGAGCGCCAGCAAGCCGCTGTTATGCCTGCCGCTCTTATTCAGTTACTCCAGACCAGTACCGAAGAGATGCGCGGCGCGTCAGGTATGTCCAATGCAAACTTTGGCATTAAGTCTGAGGCGGCGTCAGGGGTTGGTATCCAGCGATTAAAAGCGCAGGGTGAAATCTCAACATTTCACTTTCCTGATAATCTGGCTCGCGGCCTGCGCTACGAAGCGAAGGTTCTTATCGACCTGATTCAGCAGACGTATGACACAAAACGGGTAGTTCGCATACTGGGTCTTGACGGAAAGCAGGAAAGCGCAACTCTCGACCCTGAACATCCAGAGGCATACGGTGAGGCGGATACGGATGAAGAAGATATACAGCGCATATTTAACCCATCAGTTGGAGCTTACGATGTTGTTATTGACACAGGACCATCATTCCAGACACAGCGGCAGGAAGCTTTTGCAGCGTTAACAGAATTGGCCGGTAGAAACCCCGCGCTTATGCAAGTTGCTGGGGACATCATTATGCGCGCAGCAGACTTCCCGCAAGCTGATGCGCTGGCTAAGC